AAACGAAATCCGCGACGATTTAGGACTTGAGCCAATAGCGGGAGGTGATAAACCAATGAGCATAAACGAAAACCCCAGGGGTGAATAATGACCAACAAAACGATTAACACAGGCGCTCTGCATAGGTCTTTTGACTTATCTAGGGACGCAATTAATGAGGAAGCCAGGACAGTTGAATTGGCGTTCTCAAGCGAGGCACCAGTACAAAGGTGGTTCGGTGACGAAATCCTGGACCATGACGCCAAATCCATTCGCCTTGGCAGGTTGAATGACGGCGGCCCGGTCCTGGTAGATCACGATGGCACAGATCATGTGGGCGTCGTTGAGTCGGTGGTAATTTCTGGCGACCGCGTTGGGCGGGCACAGGTTCGTTTTGGGAAAAGCGACCGGGCAGAAGAAATTTGGCAAGACGTAAAAGACGGCATCCGAAAGTCTGTTTCCGTGGGTTATCGAATCCACAAAATGGCTTTGGAATCTGAAAAAGACGGCATGGAATCCTACCGGGCAACCGATTGGGAACCATACGAAATAAGCATGGTGAGCATTCCAGCAGACGCCGGAGTCGGCATTGGCCGGGGCGTTGATGGTGAGCATCAAACCGAAGTAACTAATATTCAAATCAAACAAGTTAAGGAATCCAAAATGGACGATAAAACACCAGAAGTCGCACCAGTTGTCGACAATACATTTGCAATTGAAGATGTAAGAAAAGCCGAATTAGGCCGAATCACTGACATTGAAGCAATCGGAAACCAGCACGGTTTTTCAACAGACGCACGCGCAGCAATCACTAGCGGACAGTCTGCTAATGAGTTTCGCAGCCATGTGTTAAATAACATTAGCAAGCCAGCCCCGGTTGTTTCAACCGACATTGGTTTAACGGAAAAAGAAGTTCGCAATTTCTCATTCATGCGCGCCATTCATGCCCTATCAAATCCATCTGATCGTCGCGCTCAAGAAGCGGCAGCCTTTGAATTTGAAGCGTCACGCGCAGCAGCAGACCAAATGGGCCGTCAAGCCCAGGGTATGTTTGTACCAAGTGAGGTTTTAAAGCGTGATCTTAACGTAGGCACGGCAACCGCTGGCGGTAATACCGTCGCAACCGACCTTCTAGCCAATAGCTTTATTGATAGCCTAGAAAACGCCATGGTTGTCGCTGGTTTAGGCGCGACAATGTTGCGCGACCTCAATGGAAACGTCGCCATACCGCGTCAAACCAGTGGAGCAACAGCTTACTGGGTTGCGGAATCGGCCGCTGTTACTGAAAGCCAGGCAGCTTTTGACCAGGTAACAATGTCACCCAAGACGGTTGGTGCGTTCTCAGACATTAGCCGCAAGCTATTGCTACAAAGTTCAATCGACATTGAAGGTTTTGTACGCAACGATTTGGCAATGCGTTTGGCAATGGCCATTGACCTATCGGCAATCGCTGGCACTGGTTCTAGCAACCAGCCCACCGGCATTTTAGCCACAACCGGCATTGGCGCGAAAACCTTTGCAGCGATTGGTAATCCAACATTCGGTGAAATGGTCGATGTTGAAAGTCAGGTTTCGATTGATAACGCTTTGTTCGGTTCTCTTGGTTATGTTTCAACGGCGGCAATGGCTGGCGCAATGAAGCAGAAAGCCAAAGATTCTGGCAGCGGCCAATTCGTTATGGCTAACGGCCAGGTTAATGGTTACGCAATGAGCGTGACTAATCAAATGACGGCTAACACAGTTGTATTTGGTAACTGGGCTGATTTGATCATTGGTATGTGGGGCGGTCTTGATATTAACGTCGATACCAGCACTGGTTCATCGTCAGGCACGGTTCGCGTGGTTTGTATGCAGGACGTGGACATTGCAGTTAGACATGCTCAATCGTTCGCCAAAGGCTCTGGTGGTTCTTAAACCCTAGACCCTAGACCCTTGGGCGGGGTAACACCCGCCCATTTTTAACCAGGTAATAATTAACCAGGTAAATAAGATGAAAGTAAAGATTTTGAACAGTACAGCCGCAAGCGGCAAAGATTTGTTGGCCGGTTCAGTCGCAGAAGTGATCGACCAGG